GGAGAATCACAACTCACTATTTCGACTTGGGCTAAACCAGAAACAAATAGTGGTCATGGAAAAATAATTACTAAAAAAGGAAGCGATAATCCAAGAGTATTTTATCTATCGATAAATGGTACTGAAAAAAATGTTTATTTTTTCCTAACATCTACTAACTATAGATATTTCTATACAGCAAATGATTCCATTACAGTTGGCGAGTGGGTTCACATTGTTGCTACATATAATTTTGCTACGGATACAGGCAAAATCTATTTAAACGGAGCAGAAGTATCTACAAGTTCTGCTGGTAGTGCTCCAGACACAAGTATTGGTTCAAATTCAATTCCTACAACTATTGGAAGAGATGGTGGTGCAAGTCTTGATTATTTTAAAGGATTGTTGAACGATGTATCACTATGGGATAAAATACTCGATTCCGATGCTATAACTGCCCTTTATAACTCTGGTACACCCTTACTACCAACATCTGATTCAGGTAACTACGATAAT